GGTATTGACCTACATCCAAAACCAATCCAAAAAGGTGAGTGGAATGGTTCAGGTCTCCACACAAACTTCTCCACAGATAAAATGAGAAATGATGGTAATGAAGAATATTTTATGTCATTGTTTAATGCGTTTGAGGTAAGGCATGAAGCTCATATTAAAGCTTACGGGTCAGATAACAATCTCCGTTTAACTGGTAAATTTGAAACACAATCAATTGATAAATTTAGTTGGGGTGTTTCAGATCGAGGGGCATCAATTAGAGTTCCAAAAGAGACTGCTGAAAATTGGAAAGGTTATGTTGAAGATCGTAGACCAGGATCAAATGCGGATCCGTACAAGATTATTATTGAGATTGTTAAATCATTGGATGCAACTAAACAAATCTATGGAATGAAACATATGATGAATAAACTTGTTGATATTGAAGGATTAAGTGAAAAATATAGAACTATATCTGGTGATGAGTTATTAAAAGAATATAAAAATGATGATGATTATGAGGTTAATGAGGACACTATGAGGTCAAAGGCGAATATTGAACCTGAAGTAATAAAATTTGACACAGAGTCATTAATAAAATCTTCATCATTACCTGAAGAACTTAAAAAGATAATGTTAAACGCAGATAAAGTTGAAATAAAATGAGTGAACAAGTAAATCACCCTCAACATTACGGAGGATCAGAAAACCCATATGAGGCTATCAAGGTAATTGATGCTTGGGAATTAGGATTCTCATTGGGAAATACAGTTAAGTATATATCAAGAGCCGGTAAGAAAGAATCGGATAAAGAGTTACAGGACCTTAAGAAAGCGTTATGGTACTTGCAACATCATATAGAAACATTAGAGAAAAAATGAAAATAGTAGTAACAGGAGGAGCGGGGTTTATTGGTTCCGCATTTATAAACCACCTATTAGATAACTTTGAATGTGATGTTATTTGTGTTGATAAACTAACATATGCTGGTCGTAGAATGAATCTTAAACACAATGTTTCTTTTTTACAAAAAGACATTTGTGATGTAACGGCAGATGAACTTGGTGATTTTGATTACATCGTTCACTTTGCGGCTGAGTCTCACGTCGACAATTCAATTAAAAATGGGTTACCATTTGTTAGAACTAATGTTGAGGGGACATTTAATTTATTGGAAATATCAAGAAAAAATAAAAACATTAAAAAATTCATACACATTTCAACCGATGAGGTATATGGTGATATGGATGAACACATCGCAATTAATCATACCGCAACTGAGGGTGATGATCTTAAACCAAGTTCATATTATTCGGCAACAAAGGCGGCTTCAGATTTGTTAGTGTTATCTGCAAATAGAACTTATGGTTTACCATATCTAATTACAAGAACTTGTAATAACTTTGGTGAACATCAGTTTGAAGAAAAATTCTTACCTACAATTGCAAGATCTATTAGTGAAGGTAAACCAATTCCTGTGTATGGTGATGGTAAACAAGTTAGGGAGTGGATGTATGTTTATGATAATGTTAAAATAATTTGTGATTTAATGTTTGATGATGAGGTTGTTAACCAAGTCTTTAATATTGGGACAGGAAATAGAATGACAAATTTGGACATTATTAAAAATATTTCTTATATTTTAAACAAAGAGGTTGATATTAAATACGTTGAAGACAGATTAGGTCACGATAGGAAATATGGTTTAAACTCCAATAAAATGAGAAGTTATTATCGTAACAAGTATGGTGAGTTTCATGTTGTAGACAAAACTTTATCTGAGTATTTACAAAAACAATATGGAGAAAAAAACTAATAAAGGTTTAAACAAGGAGATAAACGTATTAGGTGCGATTACAACTCCGGCAGAATTAATAAGAGAAACCATAATAAATTTTATGTGGGGATTATTAGGGAACTCTGTTGTTGTATTTGTATCCAAAGAGTTAGACTTTATGGTATTAATAAACTATATTATATACTATATATTAATATCCTACATTGTTAATAGAAAGAAATATGAAACAATGTTAGGGAAGTTCATAGTACTTCCTGGGTCGGCAGCAATGGGGGCTTTTACTGGATATAAACTGGCACAAATAATAGTTAATACGTTATGATATGGAATAATAATGATTGGCAAGGTAGGTCAAAAAAACAGGTCGAAAGAAATTATAAAGTGTTCAAGTACTCACTTATACTTGCGTTTATTGGAACAATACTTTTATTAATAATATCAATTTTAAATTAAGAAAAATGGGGTTAACTTTAACACAAAAAAATTACATACAAGATCAGTATGAGGGATTAAAAAATGACGAACAAACACTCGGAGAAGTACACGAAATAATTGTAGATTTTTGTGTTGACAACTACATTGTTGACTTATCTAATGATGAAGATGGTGATATGTTCGAAGAGTTTTCAAATGATGTATGGGATTATTTAGAAACAATAAAATAAAGAGATGATAGAAACAGGAAAAATTATAAACGGAGATTGTGTGGAAGTAATGAAAACATTACCACAAGGATCCGTTGACTTAATCGTAACATCACCACCTTATGGTGTTGGTATTGCATATGATGTTCACGAAGATGATGTTGAATTTGAGGACTATTTGGTATTTGCTAAGAATTGGTTAACCGAAGCTTACAATGTATTAAAAGATGATGGTCGTATTGCTCTTAACATTCCTTATGAAATTAACAGACAAAAGAAAGGTGGAAGAATATTCTTTGTTTCTGAGATGTATCAGTTAATGAAACAAATTGGATTTGGATTCTTTGGTATCGTTGACCTTGAGGAACAATCACCACATAGATCTAAAACTACCGCGTGGGGTTCTTGGATGTCACCATCTAGCCCATATATCTATAACCCAAAAGAGTGTGTTATATTAGCGTATAAGAAACATCACATTAAAAAAGTTAAAGGTGAACCGCAATGGAAGGGAGTCCCAACCGAGATCGAACAAGAAGATGGGACATTAAAGAAAAAAGTCGTATATGAAGAGACGGATAAGAAAGAATTTATGGAGCTTGTTTTTGGTCAGTGGAATTATTTTGCAGATACAAAATCACTCACCAAGGCGACCTTCTCCATGGACATCCCAACAAAGGCGATTAAGATATTATCCTACAAGGACGATGTAATTTTAGATCCATTTGCTGGTTCAGGAACAACATTGGTTGCGGCGGAGATATTAGGTCGTAGATGGTTGGGAATTGAATTAAGTCCTAATTATAAACATATTGCCGAAACTAGAATTAATTACTTTAAGGCTTTAGATCAAATAAAAGAACTCCCACTATAATCAGTGGGAGTTTTCCTTTTTACATAGTATTTATAACAAATTTAATATTATGGAAGATGAATATGAATATGGTGATCACAGTATTTGTGAATTTTAATTAATACTCACCCATTTATTTTTGAAGTTAACATTACTTGCACAATATCTTGCGTAATCATTCACGATAGGTCTTCCTGTATTATAACATCCACAAACAATAGACCAATCTTTGTATCTTGAATATAATCTATTAAGTAGTTTCATACTCGTCTCAACATTCAATTCAATATCTGTTGTCAATCTTTTTTTACTATAATTAACTTTATTAATGTAATCAGATGTTGTTGGCATAATCTGCATTGGACCAACCGCACCAGCAAAAGACTCTTGGTATGGGTTGTACTTCCAATGGAAAGGACCTAAGTATCTTGTTTCCATGTAGGCTACGTTGTATGCGATGTATTTAGGAATCTCATATTCGTCACTATACTTTTCAATCAACTCGTACATCTTCATTGATGTTGGGGATTGAATACTTGAATAATCATTTGACCCTGAGAATATTGAATCGGTTGATAATGGGGATTCAGACATAAACCCAAAGATGATGAATACCCCAACACATAAACCAAGATAAGTTATTTTAGATAATTTAAGGATATTCATAGTTTCTTATTTTGTTTGGTCAATAAAAATGTTCTTAGCGTAAAGTTTAAAAATAGACATACCGATAGAGTCTTGATAAACGGTATAATCACCTGTAGTCTTATCGATCACAATGAGATGGTTATGTTCATCTATCGCTAAATTAACTTGGGACCTGTTCACTTTAACCATTTGGATAGTTGGTTTCTTTGGTCCATATTGTTGGTTATAAAGATAACCCACGGAGAATCCACCTAGTAATGATACTACTATGAAAACTACAACACCTAACGACTTGAATACTGATTTTTTTGCTTCTAAAAAATTTGTGATTTTCTCTTTCATAATATATATTTTTAATTGGTTTAAGCTAATTTACATAAAAACTTTGGATTTGCAATTTTTTTTTTGTTGAAAAGTATTTATAAGTATGAAGAAAAAGTTAATAACAGAATCAGGAATTAGAAACATCAGAGAATTATCTAAAAGATATCCTGAGGCTAAGATATATTTTCACCAAGATTTAGATGGTGTGACCACCGCATTAGGTATGAAAAACTACTTAGAACAAAATGGTATCAAAGTGGTTGATGCTGAGATCATCCAATATGGTGATAAAGAATTTGCAATTAAGAAATTAGATGCTGAGGGTGATGTAATGCCGGTGTTAGTTGACTTTGCTCACGGGAAACCGATGTTCGTTATACATACGGATCACCACGACACTCAAGCTGGTGTTGAACAAGGTACATCAACTAATTTTAAATCTTCAAGATCAAATGTTGAAACTATTTCTCAAACCGTATCACCTAAGGAGATTTTCCCAAGTGATGACATTACATTAATATCTACGGTTGACTCCGCTAATTATGCTCAATATGATATTACACCTGAACAAGTAATGAATTATTTGTTTAAAGTGGATAAGGATCAATCATTACAAAGAAATAAGATGGTGATGGGTATGGTTACCAATAAATTATTATTGGCGTTCAAGAACAAACCAGGTTTCTTGGAGAATATTGTAATGAATGCTAATCCATCTTTGTTAAGTATATTAATGAACATCAAATCACAAATTAAAGAAAACAAATTTGCTGACGTTGAGACATTGGATAAAAATAAAGAGAACTATGTTCAAACAATGAAGACAAATAAAAATGTTAGAGTTGATGATAACATTATAGTTCAATATGGTGGTGGTAGTATGATGAAGCCAGGATCATACGATAGATACACTCCATTTAGAAATAACCCTGATGCTGACTTTTTAGTTATTGCTTGGCCGTTAGGTTTGGTACAAGCGTCTTGTAATCCATTTAAGAAAGAAAGAGCACTTAAAGGTGTAAACTTAGGTGAGATTAAAGATGAGGTATTAAACAAGTGGAAAACACAATTACAGGATAAAGATATTCCATTGTCATCAATTAAATGGATTTCTGAATCAGGAAAACAATTTGGTGAAGAATCTGTTGGTTTTACGTTTAGAGACTTTAACGCTCTATACGGTAAAGAGTTTAAAAGAATGGTTGATGGGGATGATATCCTTAATGATGTTGAGGAAGCAATGAAGAAACCATTTAGTTCATTAACAGAAGAAGAAATGAAAATGTTAGATTCAATCAGTGTAAACGCTTGGGATCTTATTCAATCTAATAGTGGTGGACATAAATGTATAACAAACATTTCTGGGTTATCATACTTAGGAAGATCTAAGAGACCACCTGAAGGAAAATACAAATATGATGCGGAATCAGAAGATGCACCATATGTTAAATTTACAAAGATGGTTCAGAATGAATTTGTAAGAGTATTGAAAGAAAAAATGAATAATTAATCTTGTAATAGTATGGTGTCACCTTCTGTGATATCATACTTAATACAAGTACCACCTTTTAGTTCTAATACCATATCACCACTACCTTTATAACGATCACACTCAGGTGTAGTACAAGGTTTACAATTATTATGAATTTTAGTAATCCTATTGTTCTTTATAAAAATTATATCCAAAGGGATAATACAATTCTTCATCCAAAAAGAATGATCACCATTCTTCATCATAAATAACATACCATCAAAATCTTTGTTGAATTTTTTACCCATCATACCTTTTTGTATGTCTTTACTGGTCATTACACATTTGACATTGAATAAATTGTTATTTACTATTAACTCCATATACTTATAAATATATTCTTATAATGAAATCAGATAGAAGTTCAGGTGTAATATTGAAATATGGTAAAAAAGTTTTGTTATGTAAACGAGCTGATCATGAAACTTATGCGGGAAAATGGTTTATTCCTTCAGGTCATTTGGAGAAAAATGAAACCCCAAAAGAATGTGCTTATCGTGAATTTTATGAGGAGACAAATATTAAGATTGAGGAGGAAATAAGTTTAGTTGGTTTCATTACAAAGAAAGATGATGAAGGTAAGACAAAAGGATTAATATATGTTTATTTATATGAATCGGATGAAAAAACTTTACCTAATTTAGATAAGGCTGAAGATGGTCACGAACATTCAGATTGTGGATTTTTTACGTTAGATGACCTACCACTTGATGAAAATGATGAATTATACAAAATTTTAACAAAAATTTTATCTTAAATGTAAAAAATTATTGACTTTTACTAAACTATTGTATATTTATATTACACAAAAAACAACCAATACCCTTCCTTTCTACGAACAAATTGGTTTATCAATACTAATCCCATAGTTTTTGAGAAAAAAGTATGGGATTTTTTATGCCGTGTCATTTTTATTTGTATATTTGTAGAAATAAGAAACATATGAGCTCAATTCCTTTATACATTGTTGTTAATAGCCACCTAAGTGATTCACTAATTGAGATAGGGTTTAACCCTGAATTAGCAAGTCAAAGAATTCGTTTTGTTAAAGTTTTAACAAATATGTTTTCTGATCTTAGTCAGAGAATTGAGGAGGATGAATTAAATCGTATTTGGAAAGAAAAAATAAACTAAAAACATGGGAACTTACCTTAACACATTCAAGAAAAAATTCAACAAGAAAGCAACCCTTGATGGACAAGAAGTAATTGTTGGTCAAGCGACATTTCTATGTAGACAAGATTGGTCAGGTGATTACTCACCATCTGAACGTAGAGAAATAAAAAGAGCTTACGCTTTGACCGATAATGATCAACCTGAATATATTACATTTGATGGCGAATCCGTTTATAAAAATAATAAAAAAGGTGTTTGGTCTGACGGAAGTGGTTTTTGGTCTGGTATTGACCACGAAAAAGATTTTGTTGGTACGATAAAAAAAGTGGGTAGAAAATTTGTAATTGAGAAATAATTTAGTATCTTTGTTATATGAATAAGACAGGTTTTAACATAAAAGTAGTTAGTGATAAATTCGGAGATTTAATCAACGAGACATTCATGGATCAGACACAATTCAAAATCTTTTTGAAGATGGTACACGGAGCGTTAGTCTTGAATGAAGACTTAAGTTTCTTCAACGGAGACACATTCTTGGTTCATATTCCAAGTAAGGTATTGAAAGACTCAATTATCGTAACAAACGTTAAAGAGGTTTCATTAACTGAACAAGTTAAAAGTAAGATTGAGGCTTTGGTAACTAAATAATTGTTTCCTTGTTTAGAAAAACAAGGTGGTGGAGTCAGACATATCCATGTCGGGCCTAAAATGGGAACTTCGGTTCCCTTTTTTTATTTATTTTTTATTGTTTGGTTATATTTATATAATAAAATAAATTAGAGAAACAAGATATATGTTAACTAAATTAAAATTAACGGAAAGTGAAATAAGAGATATCTTAAGTAAACATGGTGTAAAATCTAATGTTATATCTGAGCAAACTCAAAATTATACAACTTTGGATATACAGAATTGGTTAAATTCTAATAAAAAGGCAGGATTAGATCCTGATGGTAAAATAGGACCTTTAACTCTTAAGGCCATAAAAAACGCTTTAATGGGGTAAGATATGAAAAAAATTACAGATAGTTTTATAAAGAAAATCGTTAGACAAAGTCTTAACGAAAATTACGGTTTATTAAATGAGGAAGGCGGAACATATAGTTATGTATTAACTAAAGATTATGGTAAAGCACCAAGAATCCTAAAAAAGGGAACTATAATAACAAACTTAACAATTCCTGAGTGTCCTGAAGGGGGATTCTGTTATAGTAATCTTGGTATGGCGGAAAGTATACGTAAAAATTTCTCAAATAAAAATCTTATTATCAAAGGTTGTGATAATAAAGTGGTTAAAATGGGTGTACCAACTCTCCCAACAAGTAAAATCGTAGATATAAAAAATCTTTTAATGAATGAATTAAGTGAAAGTTTTATTAATTACGAAACGGTAAAATCACAGATCCAAAAATTAACTGACTGGCCAACTTTTTGTGCCGCATATCGTGAGTCAAAAAAAACTCAGAATATGCCTCTTGGGTTTATTGGTACTAGTGATTTTAACACCAATAGATCAAATGGGGGTGTAGGTGATTATGGTATTGAAAATGATGATCAGGGTGATAGAAATGATTATTATTCATTTATAGCCATTTTGTTTGATAATTCACTTGAAATAAGTAAAGAAGGTATTGAGGTGTGGAAACAAGATCTAGCAAAAAACGCTAAAATACTTATTGATAAAAAGATTGAAGATAAAACCAAAGCTGAACAAGCGAAAAAAGATGAGGAAGAAAGAAAGAAAAAAATTGGTGGTGGATCATCATCTTGGGTTGGTTTTGAAGCGATAACTGAACATCCGGCTTTAGGTACAAATGAGGTTATTACTACATCAGAAGGTGATGCTTCTGTTTATAGTTTAAGAACTGGCAATCCAAATTATGATAAGTTCTTATATGGTATAATAGTAAGAAAGGACGATGGTACAGTACAACCAGTTAAGTTTAGAACTGACGATAAAACAAACCCAATTCCAATAGACATAGAAACTGACGTTCCAATTAAATGGGCGGTTGGTAAGGATGATGTATGGAAATATAATGACGTTATATTAAGTGAGGATGGTAAAAATATTGCATTAACAACTAATCCTAATCTTGAGAATCCATTCCTACAAAATGAAAGTTTTAATCGTAAAGGATTTAGATATGACTTATTAACCGAGGCTCCAAACCCAACGACTACAACAACAACTACTGTTGTTACACCTCCTGTTTTTGAATTATCGTTGGTTAAAAAATCTAAAGGGCCTGACGTTAAATTAATCCAACAAAAATTAGGTATTGATGATGATAGTAAATTTGGGACTGACACCGATACCGCAGTAAAAGCATTCCAAGAAAAATATAAAACTAAATTACCTAACGCAACACCAGGTGTTGTTGATCAAGCTACATTTGATTTAATTAAATCGTTAAAAGGTAGTGGATCAAGAAAAGTTTACTCAGGTGCTAAAACTAACTACAAAGTTAATGATTGGATATACGTTAAACCAAATAAAGGGTTGGAAGGTGATTTATTGGCGGAGAAAAAGTACTTTAAAATTATTAGTATTACGCCTGATCGTTATACTATCGTGTTAGATTTACCAAAAGATGCGACTGATTTTGCTATCGATACTGTTGGTGGTGTAACCGCTAAACTTGTATTTGGTCGTGACGCTGAAGGTGAATCACAAACTATTAATATTAGTAGTGATCAGGATGGAAGTGAATCTGAAGGTGGTGAATCTGAAGGTGGAAAAGGTAAAAGAAATCAAGTAAGTACTGGAGGTACCGTAGATTCTGAAACCCAAAGAAGACGAGATATACGTAAAAAAGAAACTTGTGATACACTAAGACAAATTAAACAATATTTAAATAACACCAAAGGATTGAGTATGACGGTTAATTGTAAATGGAATCAAGAAATACGTGACCAAGTTATGATGGCTCTTACGGGAGGAAGTCCGGCACCAATACAAGAACCTGGTGTTAATGTACAACCTGTACCTGTAACCGATAAGTTATTTTAAAAAAAACAATAAAGATATTAAGGGAGATTATTCTCCCTTTTTTTATGCCATTTTTTTTGTTAATCCAAATAAAAACCTTATATTTGTGATATGAAAGTAACGAAGAAAGAACAATTATTTATGGAACTCTTGGAAAAAGAAGGAGTTGTTTGGGTTTTTGATTACATTTTTTTTGAAACTAAGGATAAAAAAGGGTATGACAAGGTTATTGGATATAAAGCTTGGAATATTGCGTATGATTTAATAAAAAAAGGTTTAATAAAAGTTAACCCTGAAAACCCATCAAGTTGGGTAAAAAATTAAGATATGGAAAAAATATTATATATTGTTAGAGGTGTACCTGGTTCGGGTAAATCTACATTTGCAAAATCATTAGGTGGGACTCATTTTGAGACCGACACATTTTTTATGGAGAATGGTGAATATAAATTTGATTTTACCAAATTGAAAGAAGCTCATAAATGGTGTCAGGATGGTGTTAATACTGCGATGATTATGAATCACACTGCAAACATTAATAATGTGATTGTGGTATCCAATACGTTCACACAGGAGTGGGAAATGGAACCATACTTTCAGATGGCAAGTACTTTTGATTACAAAGTATTTTCAATAATTGTTGAGAACAGACATGGTGGTGTTAATCAACACGGAGTTCCTGAAGATAAGATCCAAATAATGAAAGATAGATTTGAAGTGAAGTTATGAGTAGATTAGATAAATTAAAAGAACAACATCCTGAATTAAACATTACCCTTATAGATCTTATTGGTATGATAGATCCTACCGATACATATAAATATTCAGAGTTCCTAATCAAAATTTTGAAAAATTGGTATGTTAATACGGATATACGATATGGGATTGGAATTGATTTGTTTGGTGAAGAACAGGTTGAATCTTTAAATGAATTTGAAAGACATTGTAAGGCAAAAAGAGTTGAAAAAAATGATATTAGTCAACACACTGACTTTAGAAGTTTAAAGGTTGAAGTTGAAAAGGCTAAAGAAATACTCAGATTAAAGGAGTTGGAAAAACAAACCAAAAAATTATTTGATAATGATGAGTGGTTAGTTATAATTCCTTTAAGTTATGAGGCGTCAAAACTGTACGGTATGGAAACAAAGTGGTGTACAACTCAGGAACGTTATTGGAATGATTATATTAGAAAATATAAACTAATTTATGTCATCAATAAAATAACAAATAACAAGTACGCCATATCTAGAGATAAAACGGAAGATAAAGATTTAAAGGCTTGGTTATCTGATGATACTGAAACTAGTCCTTTATTGTTACCAATACCTCAAGACTTATGGTCCGTGATAATGCCTGAATTACAAAAACAAGAATCTGTTACCGATTTAATTGGTGGGGATTTAACTGGAATCATCAACCTAACTTCAGGAAGTTCCGATAGTATTGTTGATAGAGTTAGAAGATTGATGGACATTATAGATAGACCAGTTAGTGAACCATATAGAACACAGACAACACATTACCCAAATAATTTAAGTAATTACGTTGATTACGATAGTTATATAAGACAATTAAGGGTTGAGGATAACGATTATTAAGAACCTTAAAATAAAAAAATATGAAATTTGATAAAATATTAACAACAGGTAGAGTGTGGGTTACATCGGATCCACATTACAACCATAAAAACATTTGCCGAGGTGTAACCGATTGGAGAACACAAGATGGTAAAGTACCTGATTGGAGCACACGAGACTTCCAAACATTAGAACTAATGAACAATACGTTGGTGGATAACATCAACTCAAAAGTTGGTCAAGACGACACTTTAATTATGTTAGGTGATGTTGCGTTCGGTGGATTTGAAAATATTAAAATTTTCTTGGACCGTTTGGTATGTAAAAACATTCACTTGGTTTTAGGGAACCACGATCACCACATTAGAACTAACAGAGAGGGTATTCGAGATATGTTCCTATCGGTTCAGGATTACTTACAGGTTACAATAGATGGCGCTAACTTTGTAATGAGTCACTACCCATTTGAAAGTTGGAATGGACTTAACAAAGGTGTTATTCACCTTCACGGGCACGTTCACTTACCTGTTGGTAAAAAATGGGGTAAAGGTAAACGATTAGATGTTGGTGTTGATGGTAATAGTTTATGTCCATATAGTATAACTGAAATTGTTCATATGATGGACAAGAGAGACATTGTATCTGAAATGGATAATGATCACCACCTAGATGATATAGTTGGGGTTGTGGGTTAAATTACAACTCCATTATATTTATTACTATGAAGATTATATTAACAGAAAATCAATATAAGGTACTTAACGAAGCGTTAGGGGTACCTGAAGGTATTTTAGACGCTGCGTCCGATCTATATGAGATAGTTGGTTATTTCATTAAAGGAATTTACGAAAAAAAAGAAGAATATATTTTTAACAGAAGTGTTGATTTAAATATTTCTGATTATCATATTGATTCACTTGATCTTCACGTTCATGTTCATCACATTGATGAGTACGAAGGTAAACCTGAAATTGCTTCTATGGGTATGGGTCAAAATTTTACATTTAATAGAAAAGTCCAATTAAAGGTACAACTACTAGATAGTGAAATTGAATTACATATAACATTTGTTGTTGGTGATGAATGGGAAACTGAAGAATTATATGATAAATTTACGCAAGATCGTGCTGAGACTGAATCAACTTTAGCTCATGAATTAAAACATAAGTATGATAAACAAAAGAAACAATTTGATCTAATTGGTAATGATGCTACTTATCAAGCTTACTCTAAAACTAATTTAAGATTTGGTGTACCTGAAATTGACAATAAGTTTATGAGATATAACTACTTTATGCAAGCGGTTGAAAGTTTGGTTAGACCAACTGAGTTTGCATCTAGAATGAAAAGAAAAGGAATTAAAAAGTCTCAGTTTTTAGATTTTCTTAAGGAGGATAAGGCATTTAAAGAAATGTTAGATATAAGAAATTATAGTTTTGATCAATTTATAGATGGTTTAAAAAAACAAATGGATAGGGTGGATGGATTACTTAAACATATGGGTCATTTCAATGAAAATATGTCTGAAGACGAAAAGATCAATTTATTTTTAAAATTAGTTTATGTGAACTTGGTGAATAATAAGATTGAATTATTTGATCAGATGACATCATCGCCTTTAGACTCTCTTAGATCTTTATTTAATAGTACGTTTGGGTCAGGAATACTTCCAAAAGACGAAGAAGAGAAAAATTTAGATTTAGTACGAAAAAAATATATTAATTACTTGATAAGGTATGAAAATAATCCTATTAAATTCTTTGAGGATAGATGTGAACAACTATCATATGATGCAAACAAAATTATTAAAAAAATAGGTAAACTTTACGCAATGGCAGAAGACGATCAACCAATGAATGAGTCAATCATCAATTGGGAATTACATCAACAACTGATGGAAAAAAAATACGGTAAAACTAAAATAGAGACCAAGTTCAATTTCAAAAAATAGATTAACGGGTTCACATATCGGGATTTATTATTATCATTCCAATATGAGACTTTTAATTTTATCAATATCGTTTTTAATGATGTCATTTATTGGTGACCAAAAAATCTATAAAGGTACGGCAACTTACTATGGTCAAAACTATAATGGACGAAGAACCGCATCAGGTGAGATATTCCATAGAGATAGTTTAATTGCTGCCCATAAAACATTCAAATTCGGAACAATAGTTAAGGTTACAAATCTTATAAATGACTCTGTAAGGTATGTGAAAATAAATGATAGATTACCTAAATCTTCTAAACACATAATTGATCTTTCGTATGGTACTGCCAAACAATTAGATTTCATACGTAAAGGTGTTATTCCGGTATCAATTGAGATAGTAGATACTGTCCAAATTAAAAAATAATTTTTTTTATTAGAAAAGTTTTCTTATCTTTGTTCTATGTGGACAACTAAAGAAACTAAAAGAGAATATCGTGGTATTGAAATCGTCAAATATGAAGGTTCCAAAGTAAAAGATTTTTTTAGAAAAAGAGACCCACGAACATTTCAAAGTGGAGATAGTAAGTTCACCAAATGGCATTCCTATGAAGTAAACATTGATGGTGTTAAATACGATTTCAATAGATTGAAGGATGTAAAAGAATTTATTGATTCAAAGTTAAAATGAAAAAACCATGTAAAGAGTGTCCACACTCTATTCGTAATCGTCATAATGATATGATTGTTGAGTTTGGTCGTAGGACTGGTAAACGACATAATTGTCACATGACTGAGGGTAAAAAAGATTTGTGGAATGTTACAGATAAAAAATTAGAATGTTATGGATCAAAGAGAGATAATTTACGGAGTGTGTGATAAGACGGGATCCTGTGACTCCTATTTCGGATTCTTCAAAACCAAAGAAGATGCGGAACACGAAGTTGAAACTCAGGCTAACAGACTTAAGGAAGATTTGGGTATGATGGATATTGATATTCAAAAGGACCGAGCATTAGTTAATGGTAAATTGGTAGTGGTAATTCATTCATACGTATTAAGATGAGAAAGATAGAAACTAAATTTGGAACCTATATGGAAAGAAAAAATGACCCTACAAAATTGACTGGCGATAAGATCAAAGTATTTGTAGAAAGACTGAAAAAAATTGGAATCGAAGTTAAACTTGTAGGTAACTACCCGTGGGTTTATATTGATGAAATCTGTGGTATTAAAGTAAAAGAAAGGTTTGAGGGTAATCATGGGTTTACCTTGATATTTCTACCTGTTAGAAATGACAGTCCACCATCAGAGTTTACGGACATTACGGAAATCTTCAAACTTATACGAAAGTATAGTAGAGAAGCGTTATTAATTCAGATGATGAGGGATTCTGAAAAAGATGGATTGTATGATATTTAAAAAATTATAAAAAATGGAAAATAATAATAGTGTGTGTTATGTTGGAATAATCGGAGAGGTTAAACCAATAGAAGGAGCGGACAACATAGAACAAGCGTTGGTTGGTGGATGGAACGCCATAACTAAAAAAGGTGAATACCAGGTTGGTGATAAGGTTGTTGTTGCAACTACAGATGCGGTGATACCACAAGCATTATCTGACTTGATGGAAGTGACTAACTACCTTCGTAAAGGTCAAAGAGTTCGTACCGTTAAACTTCGTGGGGTCTATTCTGAGTGTTTGTTAATACCATTCAAATACTTAGCACCAAAATCTTTGGAGAACAATGTGAATGAAGGTGATGATATGATGAACATATTGGGTGTTACAAAATATGAACCACCAGTAAAAATGGTTGAAATGAGTGTTGGTGGTAGAAAGTTCAAGTACCACCAAAACCCTAACTTCCACGTTTACTACAAATTCCCTAACCAAAAGAATGTACCTGATATGTTCAATGAGGAGGATGAGGTTGTTATAACTCGTAAGTTACACGGAACCAACGCTCGTTACGGAATAGTTAGAAAGAAAAAACTTTCTTTATTGGATCGTGTCAAAATGTTATTTGGGAACAAATGGGCGGCGTTTGAATACGTTTACGGTTCTCACAATGTGGAAAAGGGTTCTGACTCTCAAGGGTTTTATAATACCGATGTATGGAAGACTATTGCGAACAAATACGGTATAAGAAGTAAAATATGGGATCACGTAAAAGATACTTACCACCCAGAAACCTTAACTGAAGGTGTGGTAATATATGGTGAGATATATGGTGCCGGCATACAAAAAAACTATGAGTATGGTTTAACTGATGTTAAGTTTGTTGGTTTTGATGTTGAGGTTGACGGGGAATACCAACCATACATAAATGAAACCGTACATTTCGATTGTTTAGATTTACCTAAAGTTGAATTGTTGTACCAAGGTAATTGGGATAAAGAAGAACAAGATAGATACGTCTTCGGTAACTTTATAGAAGGAACTAAAGTACCACACGAAGGTATAGTTGTTAAATCCGTTACTGGTGATCGTAGAAAGGTTTCTAAAGTTATCAACCCTGATTACTTGATCTATGGTGAAAAAAATAACGTAGGTGACTCCCATTAACTTGATGGGATCACTTTTTTTTCTTATTATTAAAAAAAAAATAACAAATGCCTTATATTAGAATTGATGTTGATTTAGATGATGTTTATAATGAAATGGATCGTCACGACAAAAGAACGATAGCTGAATGGTTATATGATGACGGTATTTTACAATCACATACGAACCCTGAAATTAGGAAAGTTGTTAGGGGGGATGATGAATCCCAAGGTGAAAAAGAATTAAGGGACAATTTAAGTAAGATATGGAAATCATATTACCAATTGTCAAATGAAGAAGAAGAAATTATTAAAAAAATATCAAGTAGGTTTTAATGAAACATGAATTAAATACATTTGCATTCTTTTCGAAGAACCTTTTATTCTACGCCATTATGATATGGATAGAGAATGATTATAACCCACTTAATTGGTGGATATTTAGCGGGTTCTTTCAGATTGTAATAACTATAATTTTTGAATTATATATACTAGGAACATCATTAGAAGAAAAAGAAAAATAAAATGGGAATAAAGAAAATTAAAAAAGAAAACGACACAATTAACATTAGTTTAATTGATTTAATGGGTAATTTAGATACTAGCGACACTAAAAAGTATACTCAATTCTTGGTTAAAGTCCTTAAAAAAAATTACGATGAGGATATTAAATACATGATAAAAGATGATCCAAGTAGTAGAAGAAAAATTGATGAGATTTTAGGTGATGATAGTTTTAATAGTTGGTTAACAAAAAGATTGATTAGTCAATTATATGGGTGGGATGAAATGAATTTATTTGTTGATTTTTGCGACTACATGGAAAGAGGATTAATTAATGAAAAAGACATTAGTAAATACGATAGTTGGGACATGGTTGCAAGTGAAGTATATCAAGCTAAGAACCGTGATTTATTTAAAAAAGCAAAAAAAGAAGTTAAAGTTGTTTATGAGGATGATCAATATACTTGTATTAAACCGTTAACATATGAGGCATCGGTATCATATGGTTATCAAACTAGATGGTGTACCGCTTCAGTTCAGGAACCTAGTTACTTTTATAATCACTCAAGAGATGGTGTACTTGTATACTTAATTGATAAAATTAATAATGTAAAATTTGGATTTTACCACGATCAAAATCAAATTCAAATTTACAACCAAAAAGACAACAGAGTGGATTCAATGGAAACGGATCTTCCGTTAGAATTATTACATAAGTTGGTTAGTGAAATGAAATCTGATGCTAAAGACAAAAATTTTAACTACAAGTTATTTAGTGAAAGTGAATTGGAAAAAATGAGAAAATATAGACGTGATGACCATTATCCAGAAATAGGTCCAATGAATGAAATGTTAACGGAAGGACCAATGGGATTAACAGGAGGACATGGGCCAATTGGAGAAATGATGGTGGAGGAACCTACAAATGAAGATATAATGATACATACGGGTCTTCGTAATGATATTATAGAAGATATGAGAGAAAGAGTTCACAGATTTAGACCTGTAAATCCAATTGAGATTGGTGATGAATTACCATAATTTTAAAAAATTATAATATGGATGAATTAAATAAAAATATTGAAAAAATGTATTTGAGAATAAACGGTGAAGTGACAGATCGTGAAATGCCACCACCTCCACCAAAAAAAGGTAAAACTAAAACATTTACAATTGATGAAGATCAGGTTAAAAAATTAGAGGAATGGCAATCACACATAAAAGCAATATATGGGTCTTATGGTGGATATGAATACCGATTCTCAAGTAATGGTATTGGGACAATAGTTACGGTCTATAGTGAATTAGCCGACATTGAATTAGATCTAACTGATGTAGATAGTTGGTAAAAAAACTTGACATCACTAAAAATATTACTTATACTTTCATACACAAAACATTTATTATGAACATTAAACAGGCACTTAAGTTAAAAAACAAATTGATCAAATCAATTGCTGACAACACAAAACTACTTCAACAATATAATACGGTTGAGGTTGGAAACCCAAGACCATACTCTCCAACAATTTTGTTAGGTAGTATTACAAAAACAACAACCGAGTTGGTTGAATTGAAATCTAAACTTCACAGAGCAAACGCTCCGATGTTTGAAAAGATTTTTGAAATGTCAGAATTGAAATCAACAATCAAGGCAGTGCAAAAGTTAGAATGTACTGAAGGTAAGTCAAATAGAGATCGTTACCGAATGGAAAGTGAATTGGTTCTAACATCTGAAATTTCTTTGGTTGATAGAAATGAATTCATTAAAAAATTGGAAGATAGAATTGAACAAATCCAAGACGAAATGGATGTATTCAATTCAAATACAGAAATATAATTTGTGAATAAGATTAAAGTTAAACTGTTTTCTACTTATGGTCTGCTTTAGATAGGTGAATGATTCTGATGATGTAATGGTCCCAAACTCAATATTCAACTTTTGAAAATTCATTACCCTTAAAAACTTAAAATTCGTTAATCTTTCGGTTTTTAATCTTTGAAACAAATTATACTAAACCCTCACTTCGGTGGGGGTTTTTTATTTTATAATATATTTATAGTAAAAACATTTCATGGAGGATAATAAAATTATAATTGAGGAGTTAGGTAGGATTAAAAACCTTATGGGTTACGATCGTTCTAAAACCTTAAACGAAAATATTAATGAAGCCGATGGTATTGTTGATAAGGTATATAGATGGTTATTACCTTCAGGTGATATTGTTAAAGGTACAGATATTAAGGGTAAAATACCTAAAGGGTCAAAATTACTTAATGGTGTTAACGCAGAAAAGGCGGTTAATGTTGCTGGAGGGGCAACAACTGCGTCATCACTTGTTGGTGGAGAAACTGCAGCGGTTGCTGGAGCTGAAGTTGCCGCGGTAGGTGGTGTTGAAGCCGCAACCGTAGGAACAACCGCAGTTGCTGGTGAAGCCGCAACAGGTACGTTTTTAGGTTTAGGTCCTGTTGGTTGGACTGTACTTGGTGTTGCGGGTATTGCGGCATTAGGTATGTGGGGTTTAACTAAAGATGATGATATGGGGATGATCACAAGATTGTTTGATATGTGTAAAACAAGTCCTGATAGAAAAAAATGGAAAAGATTTTTGGGGGATGATGAAGCTAAAAAACTTTCAGGTAAATTATTCCACGCAATGGAGGGGTTAGGTACAAATGAAGATGTGGTTTATAAAGTATTTGGATCATTAAAAAGTCCTGCTGATTTTTGTAAGGTTAGTGAAATATATGAAAAATCATTTGGTGAGTCCTTATTAGAAGGACTAGATAGTGATTTTGATTATGGTTGGGAACCAATTGCAACATCTTTAGTTGATATGACTAAAAATTACGCTCAATCTGAGGCGGAAGATTATTGTAAAAAAAATCCTGAAGAATGTGCTAAAAAATTGGAGGAATATTGTAGTAAAAATCCTAAAGATGAAAAATGTAAAGATGTTACCAAAGTTGGTGGTGGAGGTGAAGAGATTGATGACATTACCTACAAAACTTGTGATGGGACATATAATCTTGGATGTAAAGATGATGAAGATGATGAGGTTTATGCATTACAATCTTGTTTAGGTGTAAATAAAAGTGGTGAATTTGACAAAAAAACTGAGGAAGCATTGAAAATAAAAACAGGAAAAACATCAATCACGAAACGAGAAATTTGGGCGTTATGTGATGAGTTTAATCGAAATAATTAAAATAAAATTAATACTTAAACCCCATCTTTAACAGGTGGGGTTTTTTTGTGCTAACTGAATGTTATGAGTATTAGTTAATCGCTAAATAACATACAATACGTTGATTTAACTTGTAATTTGAAGTATCTATTGGTGTAATAAAATTATAAAAATAGAGTATGAAAAAAATTTACGCAAGTATTGTAATGTTAATGTTTGTTTTCTTAACAAACGCACAAAGTCAGTTTTGGACTGTTACTGACTACAAGGGGGCTTTTCCTGTGACCGATAATACACCACAGACAGATTGGACTTATGGGTGGTCTAACTTTGATCCTGAGAATACAAATTACCCGGCAACACAAACAACAATAAGTTCTGATATCACAACAAACACAACCTTATCTGGTGTAGTCTTATTACAGAATAAGATATATGTGAAAAATGGTGCAACACTTACAATCCAACCCGGAACAATAATTAGAGGTGACTATTCAACACAAGGAACTTTAATTGTTACGAGAGGATGTAAATTAATTGCTGAAGGAACACAACAATTACCAATCGTATTCACTTCAAATAATTCAGTTGGAAATAGATCTGAAGGTGATTGGGGTGGAGTTGTTATTTTAGGTAACGGAGTTAATAACCAACCTGGTGGTGTTGCAAATATTGAAGGTATTGTACCAACACCTGATACTGAATTTGGTGGAAGTAATGATATGGATAATTCAGGTTCATTAAAATATGTAAGAATTGAATTTGGTGGTATTCCTTTATCACCTAATAAAGAAATTAATGGTATTACTTTTGGTTCGGTTGGATCAGGAACACAAGTAGATTATATCCAGGTTAGTTATTCGGGTGATGATTCATTTGAATGGTTTGGAGGAACGGTTAACTGTAAACATTTAATATCATATTCAACAACTGATGATGATTTTGATACTGACTTTGGTTATAGAGGTAATGTTCAGTTTGGGTTATCAATTCGAAATGAAAATTTGTCAGACGCCGCAGGTGACTCAAATTGTTTCGAATCTGACAATGACGCACAAGGTAGTGTGGCTTTACCACAAACTGCACCTATTTTTTCTAACTTCACACTTGTTGGGGCTAAAGGTGATGGTAACGTTGTTTTACCTATGGGTGAAAAATTTGAGAAAGCATTTAGAATTAGAAGAAACTCAGCGGTTTCAGTATTTAACACTCTTGTTGTTGGATGGGAAAAAGGTTTATCGTTAGAAGGAACGTCAGTTGAGGATAACGTATTAGGAGATACACTATCTTTCAATAGTAATGTACTTTGTGAAATACCAACAAATTGTTTGGTTACAACACCAGGGTTTTTAAACGCATATTTTTCAAATAACAATAACGATTCATTAACAACAATTAATCAAATTAATTGGGTTAATATTTTTGTCCCTAATGGGGTAACTCCTGATTGTAGATTAGATAGTACATCGGTTGTTGCGACAGGTGCGGACTTTACAAATGATAAATTCGGTGATTTAACTAATAGTATTAGTGAAACAATCAAAACATCGTTTAAAGTATTCCCTAACCCAACAGAAGGTTTAATCAGTATTGATTCTGATAAAAAATCTTTAAATTTTGTAATCTACAATTCATTGGGTAAAGTTGTAAAACAAAACAATACAGACTTATCGGATTTGGAAAATGGTATTTATATCATCAATGCTGATGGTCATACGGAAAAAGTTATAGTTAAAAAATAATAGGAATGAAATTTTTATTGACGTTATTATTGGTACTACCAATACAATTATTAGCTCAACCATCTGAGACATTTAAAAAAGACTCAGTTAGAAATGTTGAGGGGGTTACAGTTACCTTTAAAATTAATAAAGAATCAACAACAGAACTTGTAAAACTACAAAGAAATAGTGTTACATCTGTAGACGGAATTAACGCAGAGACCTTTAAGAGAACACCAGACTCTAAGGTCTCTGATGTTTTTAAACGTGTAAGTGGGATAAGTGTTGTGGATAATAAGTTCGTGGTTGTGAGGGGTCTTAATGATAGATATAACTTCGCATTATTGAACGGACTACCTTTACCAAGTTCGGAATCAGATAAGAGATCTTTTTCATTTGATATATTCCCATCAAACATGATTGATAATCTAATGGTAATGAAGACTGCTAGCCCTGATTTACCTGGTGAGTTTGCCGGTGGTATAATTGATATCAATACTTCCGAACCTAAAAATGAAAATACTCATACAATACAGATTGGTGGATCACATAATACAATTGCAACATTTAGGAATTTTAAAACATATGATGTTGAATCTAGAGGGTTACCAAATATTAACGGAACTATTGATTTCCAAAACTTATCAAAACAAGAAAGGTCTGAGGTTGCAAAACTAATGGATTTTACTTGGTCAACTAAAGATAGACTTGCGTTACCTAACCCATCTATTCAATATACATTAAGTAGAAACATTAAATTAAAAAAGAAACAAACGTTAAGTTTCATTTTAACATATAACTACCAAAACAACTTCAACTATAATAATATTGTTAGAAGAGAGTTTGAGGAACAAGCGACAGGTGTGGTTAAGAAAATGGAACTAAATGATTCTGTCTTTACTCAGAGTGTTTTGAATAGTGGTATGTTAAATTTGGTTTATAAGATTAATGAAAACAACACCATCAAGTTTAAGAACATTTATTCCGTAAATTCTGAAGATAAGGTTAACGTTAGAAATGGTGTAAGAGAATTGGATAGTGATCCAAGACAATGGGAAAAGTCTACAAATTTTTGGTATACTCAAAATAACTTTTTAACTAATCAATTACTTGGGATCCACACGATAAAAGAAAATAAATTTAATTGGAGTGTTGGTTATAGTAATGTTAAAAGAGACATACCAAACCTAAGGAGAGTAGTTTATAGAAAATACTCTTTAAATGAGGATGATCCAACAGAACAATATGTTGCCGTGGTTCAACAGAATGGTACCATACCAACGGCAGCCGGTAATATGTTTTGGTCCGAATCAGATGAAAAAATTATAAGCGCTAGATATGATCTAACAATTCCATTTAAAGAGGTTAATTCAATTAAAATCGGTGGATGGAATCAATTTAGAATGAAAGACTTTCAATCAAGAAACTTTGGGTTTTCACAATATAAACCAAACGGTAGTACCTTTAATAGTAACTTACTTTTATTACCTATGGATCAAATATTTTCTATTGAGAATATGGGTCTTTTGAGTAATGGTCAGGGTGGTTTTAAATTAGATGAAGCAACCAAAGTGGATGATAGTTATAATGCGAATTCATTATTAAACTCTTTCTACACTATGGTTGATTACAAATTAGATAAGTGGAGATTTACGGGTGGAGTTAGATTAGAATCTTACAATCAAAACTTTAACTACATTGAATTTGGGAGTAACCTAAATAGAAACATTGATACCACTGTGATTGATTTATTACCTTCGGTTAATATAATTTATAACTTCAATAAAAAAATGAAGTTAAGAGGAAGTATTAGTCAAACGGTATCAAGACCTGAGTTTAGGGAGTTGGCTCCATTTAACTTCTATAACTTTATATTAGATAATATTACATCAGGTAATCCATACTTAAAAAGAACTAAGATAACTAATTGTGATATTAGATATGAAGTTTATCCTGGTAGTGGTCAGATTATAAGTTTGTCAGGATTTTACAAAAACTTTGATAATCCTATTGAAACTATAAATAGGACTGGAACATCAGGAGCACCTGAGTTATACTTTTCAAACATAGATAGATCACAAAGTTTTGGTGGTGAGTTAGAATTTAGATTTAAATTAGGGTTTTTATCTAAAGTTGAAAATCATAAGTTATGGGATCAACTTACACTTTATAGTAATGTATCTTTAATAAAATCTGTGGTTAACATGGATGAGGTTATAGGTGCGGGGGGTAACAGACCATTACAAGGTCAATCACCATACATCATTAATTCAGGGTTATTTTACACGAATAAAAAAGAAGATTTTAATATGACATTATCATATAATGTTATTGGACCTAGAATATATATTGTTGGTAATCAACAAGAACCTAGTGTTTGGGAAAACGGTAGAAATGTTATTGACCTCCAACTATCAAAAACTTATAAAAAGTTTGAATTAAAATTAAACATAAAAGATATATTAGCACAAAAACTTATATACTTTCAAGACCTAAATGGTAATCAAAAATATGACACAGAAGATAATAGGTGGCAAGAGATTACTTTTGGTCAAACGGTTTCACTATCGGTTAGATATAAGTTTTAAAAATTAACCCCATTTTCAACAGATGGGGTTTTTTATTTAAAATTAATTTACTATTTTTGTACTATGGTAGGACTTATACTTTTTTTACTGATAATAATGGTCTCGGCTTTTATTAGGAAAGTCAATAAAGATAAGGACCACCCTTTTAATAAATTCTTAAATGATAGGAAAGAATAAAAAAATAGTTATAAAAAATTTTTTGGATACTCATTACAGTGATTTAGTGTGTAGCCCAAAAAATCTTTGTTATCATAAAGAGGGTGAAGTATATTTTGAGTTCCAACCTAAAGAAGAAATAATATTTCTTAATTGGATAAAAATGGTGAAACCATTAATTGGAACATTTAATATTAATGACAACGATCCTGAAATATTAAGTGAGTTGTATAATATTATGGAGGAATGGTTTAAAGAAGAATATAATGTGGTTGGATCAATAACATAAAAAAAATGAAAGTATTATTTTTAGATAACGATGGTGTAATTTGTCTCTCTAATAATTGGGGCGGACGAAAGAAAAAATGGGCAAAATACCGTTCAGCAAATCCTGATTCATCACCAAATGTGAAGGAAGCACCTGTTGAATATCGTTTTGATGATTTTGATAAGAAGGCTATCAAGTTATTAAATGAGATTGTTGAAGAAACAGGATGTGAAATTGTTGTAAGTTCAGATTGGAAACTACACGCTACACTTGAAGAACTTGGTGATTACTACGAAAGTCAAGGTATTACTAAACGACCAATTGCGTTAACGCCAAACATTCAGAATTGTACTGCACATAGTGATTTATTTATATGGTCACCACGATGGGAGTTAGAACAAACACGAACCGTTGAGATTCAACAATACCTACACGATCATCCTGAGGTTACTCACTGGGTTTCAGTTGATGACCTTGATATGGGTAAGAATGGCGAACCTTGGAAAGATGATTGGGCAATTAGTAATTTCGTTTTAACTCCAAAGTCTAATGAGGGACTTAAACAATGTGGGGTTAAAGAAAAGATTATTAAATTTTTGAAAGATGAATAAAGAAGAAATGGATAAGTTTTTGGAATCGATAGGTGGTCTTGAGAATGGATATTATTCAGATAGACCACCTATTAAGGGGTCTGGGTTCTTTAGTGTTGGTGTTGGGTGGTATCCGTTAATTAAGGATCTAATAAGTGATCTAATAGAGTTAGGTTGGGACAAACAAACTTGTCAGGTTAAAGAAAAGTTTGGTGGATTAAGATTTTATATTAATGGTGCTTCAGATGGGGTACATAAAAGAATAGGGGTTGCGGAGAAACTAAGTTATGAAACTTGTGAGACCTGTGGAGAAAAGGGAGAATTAAGAACAAATATAGGTTGGTACACAACATTATGTGATAAACACTATGAAGAACATAAATCAAATATTCAAAAATAATAAACATCTGATGGATGAACCTGAAGTTCAGGAACTTGTTGATTATACAAGAGAACTTGAGGAAATGGTACTTCAAAGAAAGATTGAAGATTCATACGATAAGGAACATATGTTAAAAACCATGTTATCTGACATACTAACAAGTTGTCGTGATATGGAAGAAACGAATAAAATGTCTGAAAGATATCCTGATATGTATGAGAAATCTGATGCCGAATCTTTAGTTAAAAATTTAAAGAATTATATTATGGATATGAATTATAAGAATAATTTAAGAATATGAATAAGATAACGTTGAGTGAGAATTGTTTTGGTGTTGATGTAGAGATAGATGATGAATCTTTATTTACTCACGAATATGAAAAAAGAACTCCTGAGTATGTTAGTGATCTACAGGATAAAATGATTGATTATTTAAAAGTAATAAAAAATAAATTAAGTATGAATGATTGGGGTGAAATTGCCCAAATGATTATAGATAAAGGTGATGAGTTTGAGTATGACGTTGAAAATTCAATGGACTACCAACCTTGTGATCAATGTGGTAATTGGAATCATAATCATATATATAACAGAAAGAAAAATGACTAGAGTAAAATTATTTGTAATTGATGAAAAACCATATCTTGGATCAACTGAAGAGATATTTGTTGGAGATGAGGCAATTGTAACCGTGAACGGACAATACCCAATGATTGTTAAATGTGAGAACGAGATCGTATTAAATTTGATTAAGGATCCTAAATTAACTTTAACTAGAAGTTTTAAGATCCATACTAAACCTGAGAGATTGAATTTAACTCCGGAAGATATTGATAAAATATTATCGGTAGACGAAGGTGTGTGTGAAGTTGAAATGGTTAATGGTGGCATCAAATTTGTATAAACATCTATTATGCAAAAATTAGAAAGTATTATACAAATCACATCAATGTTATTAACATTTGTTTTATTAACCATTCATATGGTTGTGGCAAAAATAAAATCCGAAAAATAATTTATTTATCCGTTTAAATTTCATATCTTTGATAAAAAATAAGATATGATAAAAAAGGCCGAAATATTAAGTCAGGAATTTAAAGTAACATTTGCTCAAGATGCGGATTGTAATTCTACTGAAGATCAGTTCTTAACAATCAAAACCGATAATGGTGGAGGTGGGGATTTCTACGTCATTGAAACAGAAAGATGGGCTTTTGATTCAATTGATGAGTTAGTTGAGTTAATCAATAAGTTCAAAGAGAAACACGAAAAAATCAAAGAAGAAAATTTATGAGAAAATTAATTTTAATTATGTTATTGGTCTTAACTGCCTGTACATATAAAGAATATAAATACGAAATTCATGGTAAAGTATACGTACCAACATCAGGACCAAACCCAATGCACGATGCAATATGGTTTACCGACACAATTAGTTTTGACGGAGACACAATATATTACTTCAATAGTGATGGTTCTGAAGTAAGAATTAAACCACCATATATTTTAAAAGAACACAAGAAATGAAAATAGGAATAACTTGTTCTTGCTTTGATTTATTTCATGCAGGACACGTAAAAATGTTAGAAGAGGCAAAAACACAATGTGATTATTTAATTATCGCATTACAAACAGATCCAACAATTGATAGACCTGAAAAGAATAAACCAATACAATCAGTAGTTGAAAGATATGTTCAATTAAAAGGTTGTAAATTCGTTGACGAGATCATACCGTATGAAACTGAAAAAGATTTAGAAGACATTTTCAAGACATTAAAATTAGATGTGAGAATCATTGGTGAAGATTATAAGGGTAAGGATTTTACCGCAAAACAAATATGTTTAGATAGAAGTATTGTACTATACTACAACGAAAGAAAACACAATTTCTCAAGTACTGAACTTAAAAAAAGAATTAATGGAGGTAAAAAATGAAAGAGAAAGATTTAGAAATAATATTGGTTGGTTTACTTGGAACTGTCGCAATAGTTTTGTATATTTTGAATTACGTAATACAATAAAAGATAAATGAAGTAGATGTTTAAAGTAGAAAGGTTAGGAACATGGGGAGTCATCATACTAACAATGATTTATTTGATAGTTATAAACACATTTTTTGAATATGTTATAAACAGAGAAATAAATTCAGTAATCCAAATCGTGGCGGTATTAGTAGCTTTAGCTTACACGGTTTTCACATTAAAGCTAATAATTAATTTAGTTTATAATATTATAAAAAAAGAAGAAGAAAATGATTAGTACATTAATTTTTATTACAGGTTTAATTGCGGCAATCCTCATTGCATTAAAAACACGAGGAACTATGTTTAAAGTTGAAGCAGACCGATGGGGAGACAACAGAGAAACATTTCAAACAAGTTGGTTAATCAAACCTATCGGGGTTTTTGTGTTCAGTTTAATTTTATCAATGATCCAACCATTTGCCCTTGAGAAAGTGGATAGTGGGTACAAAGGATTAAAAGTTAGTTTGGTTGGATCTCAACGTGGGGTAACAAACTACCAGTACAAAACAGGATGGGTGGTTTATAATACTTGGACAGAACAAATGTTAGAGTTTCCTACGTTCCAACAACACATTGAGTATGATGACCAACAAGTAATTACAAAAGGTGGATTCCCAGCAACTATTAAACCAACATTTAACTACTCTTTGAAAGAGGCAAATATTGGAGATATGTTCGTGAATTTACGATTGGATGTAAAACAAGTTGAACAAGGATGGTTGAAAAACGCGATCATCGGAGCCGTGAATGACGTGGCTAACACTTGGGAAGTTGATAGTATCTTTGGACACAGACAAGCATTTGAAGCATCAATCGTTGCTGAGTGTAATGTGAGGTTATCTAAATGGTTTAACGTATCACAATTACGTACCAACATCACACCACCTGAAGCGTTACAGGAATCTATTATTGCTAAAACAAAGGCGATCCAACAAGCTGAGGCTTCTGAACAACAAGCGTTAACTGCAATTGCTGAAGGTAAACGTAAAGTTGCGGTGGCTCGAGCTGACTCTGCGGAAATGATCATTAATGCTTATGCTGCGGCACAAGCAATCAAGATTAAACAAAATCAGATTACTCCAATGTATATTGAGTATTTGAAAGCACAGGCTTGGGATGGGAAATTACCAACAACAATGGCAGGTAGTAGTGGAATGTTTTTGAACTTAAATAAAAACTAATTAATATGCAGACATTAGTTTTTAATACGAGAACAAAAACGGTTCAATTGTTGGATGGTCGTAGAGAAGGATCTAATACTATTGAATATTTTGAAAATGTACCGACAGTGAAAATTGAACAAGGGTATTATGAAGTCATGAAAAAAATGGATGAGGAATCTACCACAGTTATTCCTGTCTTAAGAGTACCAATTTCAAACACAAACATGGTTATTATTAAATAATCAAACTTATTTTAGTAGAAACCCCAATCTTAGGTTGGGGTTTTTTATTTTAAAATTTGTATTTATATAAAAAACAACTATATGAGAAACTACGTGGACTTATCATCTTATTATCCCACTGAGATTAATTTCGGTAAATACAATTTAATACAAACTACCGGTAAAATGGTGTCGGCTCAGAATATAATAAACTTCTATGGGAAGGGTAATTTTGTTAATGAGTTTCCAACACAATACACTCTTAGAAGAAATCAAAATGAATATGTAATGGATAGTGGACCATTTGAAATGGTAACAAATAAAAATTTTTTAGATAACGTTAATGGTGATGTATTAATAGTTGGTTTAGGTATTGGTTTAATAGTGTATCCTTTATTAAATGATATTAATATTAATTCTATAACCATTCTTGAGATTGATCAGGATATTATAGATTACATTGGTGGTATATTAAAAGAAAACGATTCTTTAAATAAGGTTACAATTGTTAAAGGTGATGTTTTCCAATACCACACTTTAATACCAACACAAAAATTTGATTATATATATTTTGATTTCTGGGATGCTTTAACTAATGATGCTTACGATGAAATGACAACATTAAAACAATTATATGGTAACAATTTAAAAAACTCTAGTAGTACCATACATTGTTGGTGTGAAGATATAAAGGACTTACTTATTTTAGAAATTTAACACTAACCCCAGTCTTTTTTAGGTTGGGGTTTTTTATTTAGAAAAAAAATACTATATTTGTAATATGTTTAAATTCTATGAAGTCGGGGGTAAAATTAGGGATGAGATTTTAGGTCTTCAATCCAAGGATGTGGACTATGTTGCGGTCCCAAGCGAATCCTTATTGGAAAAGTATAAAAGTGCTCACGAAATGTTTGTGGTATTGGAGACATTTCTTTTAAATGAAAAGTTTGAGATATTCCTATCAACACCTGATTGTTTTACCATCAGAGCAAAGTTCCCGAAGGATCACAAGTATCAGGGAGTTGCAGACTTCGTAATGGCTCGTAAAGAGATTGGGTACGTGGAAGGAACAAGAACTCCGATCGTTATACCAGGAACCCTTAAAGACGATTTAGAACGTAGAGACTTTACCGTCAATGCAATGGCTAAAGGGGATGATGGTAAGATCATTGATTTATTTGATGGAATGAATGATTTAAAACGAATGGTTCTTATAACTCCACTACCACCTGAGCAAACATTTAATGATGATCCACTTCGTGTTTTAAGGGCGGTAAGATTTGCAATCACAAAAGGGTTCAGTTTAAAATTTTTAGATTACTACATCAACAACTATGATTATGAAAATAAGATGAGTGTAGTATCAACAGATAGGATCCGTGAAGAATTATATAAGTGCTTCAAACACGATACGATGGGTACGTTAGATATGTTGAATGACTACCCAACTTTAAAGAGATATATATTTGAGAATAAATTAATGTGGTTAAAACCTACTAACGAACAATAAAAATTATTATATTTGTGATATGAGTAAGATAGATTGGATTTTAGAACAACACAAAAGTACGAATCATCAATATGATACGTATCTTCCATATGAGTTCCATTTAAGAATGGTTTCAAACAACGCACAGGAATTTATTGAATCTGTACCAGATAGAAATGATGGGGAAACTTCATTTAGAGGATCAGTGCTTATGGCGGCTTGGGGTCACGATTTGATTGAGGACACTCGTGTATCATACAATGATGTGAAGAATCATTTGGGTCAAGAAGCCGCTGATATCATCTACGCTCTTACTAATGAAAAAGGTAAGAACCGTAAGGAACGAGCAAACGACAAATATTACGAAGGTATTAGAAATACACCAGGAGCTGTCTTTGTTAAGTTGTGTGATCGTATTGCTAACGTACAATACTCAAAGATGACAGGTAGTCGTATGTTTGAGATGTATAAAAAAGAGAATAATCATTTCTTAGATAGTCTAGGATTTGTAGAAGGACACGGACATCCGCTTGGAGATATGTGTCATTATTTGGAAAATTTATTTGAAGATTAAGTTATGGAAAATAGAAGTAGACATTACGGAGACGTAGAGAAATGGGTAAGAAAAGTAATTGACTCTTGTGAGACATATCAACAAACTTTTGCCGCAAGAATTTTAGTCCGCAATTTTGAAAAACAAATGGATCGTAATAAAGTTGATCGTAATTTGGTTTGGTCTGTTAGGGCTTCTTTAGATTTAGAGTTAAGTTTTAAACGAGATGAATTAATGAAAAATAAATAAAAATTATATAAAATGGAAAATAAGATTGATAAAATTGCTATTGTTATTGGGATTGTAATCGGATGTGTATTCGGGTCAATGATGTCTTACTCAATGTTGAAAGATGCTAAGAAGTGTGAGTTATTGGTTGAGGAGAACAAAATGTTAAGAGATATGTTATATGAGGAACAAAATCCTCAATACTAATATATGTTGGTATTAAAAATATTATTTATAAAAACATAATAATGATTGATAACATAGAACAAATAAAAGGATTACTTAACTTTGAAAACAAAGGTGACTTTTATATGCTTTACGTTTTTAAACGAAAGAAGGACCAACCTGAAGGGGAAAGAGATAATCACCAGTCAGTTAGAACAATTAAATCATATTGTATTGAATCCATTGAACACTTGGATCGTAGGTATGATGAGATTAAACAACTTTGTGAGATGTTTAAGGCTCGTGCTTATATCCACGTTCAAAAACAAAATCATACGGACGTGTCATTGAATATGATGGTTGATCTTGCTAAAAGAATACAAGACGGTAATCATAAACAAAAAGGTTTATTTGATTCTGTTGTGGGACAAGTTAAAACACAAGAGAAACGTTGGATTGTTGATATCGATACGACCGACTATCATGCGGTTACTGAAGTGACACAATTTATAAACTATCTCAGACCTGAAGGGCCAAAAGTTGAAATGGTAATACCAACTAAGAATGGGTATCATTTAATAACAGGTAGATTTGATGTTAAAACATTTAGTGAAAAACATCCGGACATTGACATTCAAAAGAAGAACCCAACATTATTGTATTACCCAAAAAGTTTAGATGATGAATTATAAAGAATTAAAAAGAAAAGAATTTTTATTTGAGATTATTGATGATGTCATCGATGGTATGGATGTTTATAATCATAATGGATCTCTTTGGTTAATTAAAACTGAAGAATTAAAATGGGCAATTGAATTTACCAAAGATAAAATATTGTGGTATAACTACAATTTATTTAAAAATTTATTTAAGGCAATTTCTTTAGATATTTCGGAAAATCAAAAATATGTAACTGAATGGTTTGAATCAAGATTTTTGAATAAACCAAAGGTGTGGGCCACTTTTAATCACGCAATTGATAGCAACCAAGCCGTTGAAGACACCATCCAAAATGGGGTGAAACACACCCAAGGGGATCAACAACCATTTCATATTGACGTTGAAGATACCATTGAAAATGGGGTGAGAGATATTTCCCCAATGACACAATATGCTGATTGGCAAGTTGAAGAAATAATTCAAAATGGTGTGAAGGAAACTTTAAGTACTGCGGGAAAACCATTGAGGGTTGAAGACACCATTCAAAATGGGGTAAAAGAGACTATTAGTACACTACGGCGTACTGCTAAGTGGGGTGTTGATGACATTATTCAAAATGGGGTGAAGGAAATCAGATCAAATAAAGGATTGATAACTTCCTACAGACAAAATCACAAGGCCAAAAAAACTATTGAAAATGGGGTGAAGGACACCAAACCAATGGATGAGTGGGTAAATGCTGAAAGTATTATTGAAAACACAATAGAGTATGGTGTAAAAGAAACCTGTGAAGATGTGTATCACCATAAAGGTAGAATCGGTGGTGTGATTAAAAATGGAGTTAAAGAAGTCCAACCATTACCAGCACAAGATGGTAATAGAGATTGGGGTAACTATTATTTCGGAAAGCAAGATAGAACAAAACCTTTTAATGATTATCTTAATGACGCAATTAAATACGGTAAAAAAA